AAAAAAATAAAAACATGAGTATAAATAGTAACTATGAAGTTCCACAAAATTGGGATTTCTTTTTCTGCCGAGTTGAGGGAAAACCAGCCTCTGTAAGAGGCAAGCGGCGCTAAAGTAAAAGGGACCGTCGAGAACTCAACAACATGCCCATTCTCTTTGTTTCTCTTAAAAACAGAGCGGTGACCAAGACAGTGCGAAGGCCCATCACTGAAGCCAATCAACTCAATGGACATGTTATGAATTGTAGTCGCTATCCTAGCTTCATTTACAAAAGACATGTCTAGGGATAAGAAATTTTTACCGTATGGAAATGAGCGTTCAATATTTACCAACACGGATATCCTCTCATGGTAAAGGTTTAGCAGGAACGATAGGACAGTAACGAAGATACTTATTATCGACAGGAATAAAGCAATATCATCTTTTGACAATTTAATCACCTCTAATCAAGAGTATAGCACACAAGGAGTAAATAACAATGACAATTATTGACGCGATCAACAGTACGAATGAGTCCCATAGCTACATAAAGAGAGCTTCATGGGACCAACCAGTAAAGCTACTTCCAACAGACGAAGTACAGGGTTTTGTAGTTATTATGCCAGCTAGCCGAATGAACTCTTGGAACCCATCCAAGGAAGACATCCTGGCAGATGATTGGATAGCGGTTAGGTAGGTGAATGAACATGGAACAAAGAAGCTTCAAAGGCATTTGGATACCTAAAGAAATTTGGTTTGACCGTAACCTAAGCCTAATCGAGCGCGTTATGTTAGTTGAGATTGACAGTCTTGATAACGAGCAAGGTTGCTATGCAGGTAACCAACATTTTGCAGACCTTTTTGGCCTGAGCAAAGGGAGAATCTCAAAGATAATCTCTAGCCTGGTAATCAAAGGTTACATCCAAGTTAAGATTTTTAGAAACGAGCAAAAGAAGATTGAAAAACGGTCAATCAAGCTAGTCAAAAAGTTCAATTACCCTATGGTCGAAAACGACTATACCTATGGTCGAAAACAACCAGAGGGTATGGTCGAAAACGACTACCCCCCTATGGTCGAAAACGACCAAGAGAGAAATACAATATATAGAAATACAATTAAGAATAATAATACGTCGATTTCGTACCAAAACGACATGTTCGAGACCATCTGGAATGAGTACCCGAACAAGCAAGGAAAAGCAAAGGCATTAGCAGCATACAGGAAGGCTATAGCCAATGGGACAGACCCTAAGAAAATTCTGGAAGGTGTCCAAAGATACAAACGGCACATTCAAGCCAACAAGACAGGAGCCAAGTACATCGCCCATGGCAGTACCTGGTTCAACCAAGAACGTTGGAACGATGAACTACCAGAACCTAAAGGCCAAGGGCCAATTAAGCCAGTTGAGTATCAGCCATCAGCCGATGACTTAGCGGCACTTGAAGAATTAAAGGCTAGTGGAGGTGAGCCATTTTGAATGAGCTAGATTTTAGTGGCCTATTCGCCAAGATGCCTCCTCACATTATTGAGAAAGCCAAGGAAGCAGCCAAGCGCACGCTAGAGGACATCGATGTTCGGATGTTCCTAGAGCAGTATGATCTAACCGAAGATGCTGACTTCATCCAACGTAACATGAGCAGATTCAGAGAGTATATCAAGGTCCGCGACACTGACGAATGGTACTCAGCTAATCTGAAAATTTACGACCATAACGTAATGGTCGAGTACATCCCACGAAACGAGCGATTGGCATTCCGACTGATGTCTGGATATGGCATGGTTGCTAAAGCGCATTACGACGCCACGACCGAATCATTCAGAGATGCCACAGTCGGCAAGGAAGACCAGGACCTATACAACGCCAAGGCCTACGCATACATCAAACGATTTATTGATGCCTATGCCCAAGGCCAGTACAGCAAAGGTATGTGGTTGGTAGGCGCCATGGGTATCGGCAAGACGCACTTGATGGGCGCCTTCACCAATCGCCTAGTAGCAAAAAACATTTCGGTTCGTTTCCTGAGCATGAATCAACTCATCAAGGACTGTCACGAAAAAATCAAGTACAACAGTTCAGACCTGGATAGCTTCCTACGGAACATTAAGACCAATAGCGAGGTCCTCATCTTTGACGATCTAGGGACCGAACCTATCACCAACTGGTCGCTCAAGACAGTCATCTACGACATCTTTGACTACCGGATGAACAACAAGCTACCGACATTTGTTACCAGCAACCTAACCATCATGGATTACATCAACCAAGTACGACAAGGTAAGGATGTCATTCCCATGGACGCAACTCGATTAGAGGAGCGCCTGACAAAGCTAATGACCGAGGTCCAAATGGGCGGACACAACAGACGAAAGGATGATTAACATGTCAGATTATACAACCGAGGAGCTGTGGGGCCTATCTCAACCAGGCGAGCGAGTTTCAGAGGTCATTCCGAGTTGGATGTCCAAAAGGGAACCACTGACTAGCAAAGAAGCGCACCTACTGAAACACTTGCCAATTGGAGCAGAAAACGCTAAGACTCACGCTCAACTCAAAGCAGAAACCGGCTTAAACCGAAGAGATTTCTGCGAGCTAGTCGAGTCGCTAAGAGCGAAGAAGTATCCAATCGGTGCCATTCGGAATCAATCAGGCGGATACTTTGTCATCGTATCAGAGGCCGAGCGCCAAGCCACTATTGCTGCCTACGAGGCCCAAATCAGACGCAGTCAGGCAGTTATCCGTAATCTCAAGATGTCTTCTTTGGGGGTGTAGGTATGAGAACGCAACTCAATAAGCTATCGATGATTATCGCTGTAATCATCTGTTCCTTCTGGTGGATTCCATTAGCATTCATTAATCCGAGACCGAGTGGCCAACCTCCTGCCAAGGAGAGTATGTCCATGGCCAAAATTCAACGAGAAAAGGTCAAGGCCGCCAAAGGCAAGCCGGTCCTTATCAATACTTGGCAGGTAGGAGACGACAAGTATCCGGAAGTACATCGACGATATTGCTTCGAAAACGAAGATGGCAAGATGGAATGTTACATCACAGTCAACGAAGGAGGTCATTAACATGATCATCACACTAGCTTTAACCGCAGGTGTAATAGCCTTAGCATTGCTGCTGACCGACTATCGAATCGATAGACGAGACAATGAAGAGTCAGACTACAATGACAACGAGAAGAGAGGATGACAATTGATGAACGGATTAGAAAAAACAATCGAAGTTGTAAATGACATTGTAACCGAGAGCGACATAGAGGAGAAAGAAAGGCAGGATGCTCTATCGTACTTGGAGTCACTTAAGCCTCTTGTTCCAAGCTGTTTCGCCGACTGGTACGAAAAACTACCGCTAAAAAGAATGTCGTATGTATTGGACATCTACCACAACACGCACTTAATAATGCCAAGCAGCGTGTATGATTGGATATATGGTCTAAAACACAGAATGGAAATGGTGCTCAGTGATATAGAGCGGTTCGGCTATCGCATAGAACGAGAGAAACTATTTGTCATTAGAACGCCGGCTCTTAAATGCTTACCACAAGTATATTATGTAATTGAACATGGCGCAGACGCCGAGGCTAAATATCAATTTACTACTGACAAAAACAAGGCAACAAAATTCACCGTAAACGACGCGTATTATGTCAGAACTAAGATAAGAATCGATTGGGTGCTAGAAGAAGCTGGAGAAGACCATTGAGTTAGGAGGCGCAAATAATGAATGAGGAGTTATTTGCTGTGTCGCATATCCAAAAAATAGCAGAAGATTTCGCTAATAAGATGATCGAAAGAAACCTGAAGATTGAAGAAGAGATAATCACCAGAAACTCAGACTGGACATATACCTATAAGATTAAATGTTCCCAGAGATTCACACAAGAACAACTTAAAGCAAGAATCAAAGAGTTGGTGACAAGCGGCGAAGTCGACAGGGTAATCATTGAGCGAGAACTAGGTAAAGGTATTTACAAAGAAATACTTTATAAAGTTTTATTAGAATTAGGAGATGAAGACAATGGCTGAGATTTTAGAATTGCACCGTATCCAGAGATTACCTAATGGAATTTCGTTAGGTGGTGGGATGTTCAAACATGAAACTAGAGAGCAAGCGATTAGAAAAATGAGCGATGAAGGTTATGAATATGATCCTGCGTCAGGACGATTCTATAAACGGATGGGAAGTCGGTATGTAGAATGGGTGGAAATTACCGGTAAGGATGATGACTAATGAAACGATTTATGTATGCTGTCAAATGGTGTAGTTTTGATAAAAATGGAGATAGTGATTACGGCACCTATCCGAAAGCATTTAATAGTCGCAAAGCAGCACATGATTGGATGATTTCTGAGGGGTTCGAAAGGGGAAAAAATACACCGCAGTCTGTTGAGTATGAATATTGTAAATGGGGCTATCCAGATTTTTGTATCGCTTGGTTAATTGAGTTGGAGGTAGTGGAATGATACCGAAATTTAGATATTGGAATAGCTTCTTACGGAAGATGATGAAGGTCACTATAATCGACCTCAAAAACGGAATCCTTAATGCAACGATTTTAGGCGATGAAATATATGCAGTGGAATTTAAAAATAGATACCTGATGCAATCCACTGGAATCTTTGACAAGAATGGGACTGAAATTTTCGAAGGTGATATTATCAAAATGCAGTTTCCTCTGGACAGAAGATGTATCGGAAGATTTGTGGTCGTAAGAGACCCTGATAGTCCAAGGTTGGGGATCGTAGACAATCAGTTATCAACAGAAATATTTAATTTATACAAATACAAGAGCGAATATTACGAGGTGGTCGGTAACAAATATGATAACCAGCTACACAAGGAGGAAAAATAAGATGAATACCTTAATCGAAAAAGTAAACCAATGGTTCGTTGACCGGAACCTAGAAAAAGGCGATGGCTTAGGTCAGTTGCAGAAATTACACGAAGAGGTCTATGAACTAGCAGAAGCACGCATCACCAACGACTTCGGTGCTGAGGTGGACGCTATCGGTGATATTACCGTCGTGCTAATCGGATACTGCCTGCAACGTGGGCTGACCTTAGAACAATGCCTGGAATCGGCCTACAACGAAATCAAGGGCCGCACTGGAAAAATCGTGAATGGAGTGTTCGTGAAAGATGAATGAGGTAATTGTATATTCCAAGCCAAACTGCATGCAGTGTGAATTTACCAAGCGTTGGTTGCATGAAAATGGCATTCCATACACTGCCTACGACGTCACAAAGGATGAGCGTTGTGTCAACAGGGTAATTCAACTAGGATATCAAAATTTACCAGTTGTCTATGTCGACAAGAAAAGACATTGGTTCGGATTCCGACCTGATCTGATGGAATCACTGAAGGAGGGCTTGCAATGAGAAAGCTAAAGGTAACCGACCTTGTGGAAGGTAGGACCTACAAGATTGGATATAAGCAAGGCAAGTTCCTCCGTATGCAAGGTAAGATTGCTGTCCTGGAAGATAAAGCAAAGCTAGTCTACGCTAATCCAAATGACGGCATCGAAGAAATCAAAGAGCCAGAAGAAAGCAATCAAACGCAGAAGTGTGAATGCTGCGGTAAAGAGTTGCCGGTCAACAAGTTTCAACGTGTCAGAGGTGGCAACTACCGAAAGACATGCAAGGCCTGCAACAAGAAAGGTAAGTTGGTATTCGAGCCAATCGAGGAGCCGACGGAAGTACCTGAGTCACCTGAGCTATACACAGAAGAAGTTGTAGCCACGATTGTCCCATCGACAGACGCTATTAGACCTGCTCACTATCGCCAAGGAACGCATGATCTATTCGAAGGTTGGTATCATGAATTTCCATTCGACGAATTCAGAGCTATTATGAAATCTCATATCTACAAGTACCTACATAGGTACCAAGACAAGAATGGCACTGAAGATTTGGACAAGGCTAGCTATTGTATCGATAGACTCAAAGAATACGAGGAGCGTGAAGCAAATGGCAGATAAGCTAGAAATAAAAATCCGTAAAGAACATCACGCCTTCCTAAAACAAAAGGCGATGCATTATCGTCGGAAAGCAATGAAGCACGCCTACGATAATCCAAGGCGCTACAACGAACTGGTTTATGAAGCAAGGCAGCTAGACTTATGTGCAAATTTAATCTACAGGGGTGATGAAAAATGAACACTGTCCAATTAGTCGGCAGGCTGACGAGAGATGTGGAATTGAAATTTACTGCATCAGGAACAGCTACTGGCTCATTCAACCTAGCAGTCAATCGCAACTTCACTAACCAGCAAGGCGAACGAGAAGCAGACTTTATCAACTGCGTCATTTGGCGAAAGGCAGCGGAGAACTTAGCCAACTGGACTCGCAAGGGTTCACTCATCGCAATCGATGGTAGACTACAGACTAGATCATACGATAACAAGCACGGCCAGAAAGTTTACGTCACAGAAGTGGTCGTCAACAACTTCGACTTGCTAGAGTCCAAGGAGACAACGAACAATAGAGCAGCGCAACAATATAGCCAGCAAGGTCAAGGACAGGCTCAATCAAATTACAACACTCAAGTGCAAAACAATGCACAGGCGAGTTTTGGAGCCGGCACGTCATTCATGAATGAAGGCCATCCAATCGATATCTCAGAAGATGACTTGCCGTTCTAAACAAAGGGGTGAGTGAATTGTACGAATGGTTGAATACCTACACGCTGATGAAGAAGCGAATAGGCTACCTTGAGTTCGACCTGGAGCAAAGCGAAGCAGAACTTGACCGTTGGGTGTCAGGCGACCTGGTAAACGTTAGACTGACCAAAGGCTCTATCGCTTGCGGATTAGAACGACGTATCGAAGAAATCAAAACTGAGTTGGACTATATGAAATCCAAAATGGAGAAGCTCATTGAGTTGATTGAACAGTTCGACGATGTGGAGAGCAAACTTCTGAAGATGAAGTACATTGATGGTATGACGCTAGAATCAATCGCGGAGGAGCTAGGCTACTCGCACGGACACATCCGTCGATTACATGCCAACACAATGCGGACCATTCGCTTTATTGATTCGCTAATTTAACGTGTAGCGTGATATGAAATCAAGGAATGTAACATTTATGTTATCACATAGGTGATACAGACTCTATTGATTATCCATGATATGATAATAGCATCAAAGATTGCATACATTGAGTCACCGGAAACGGTGGCTCTTTTTGTGCTGAGAAAGGAGAGCCAAATGAATTACGTCGAGCCGATTAGAAGCCTGGATGATATTGAGTTAATGTCGTCATACCTAAAAGACTGGAACAAGCGAAACTACATCCTGTTCATCGTCGGAATTAACACAGGCCTCCGAATATCTGACATCGTAGAGTTGAGAGTCCATGACATCCGTGGATGGTATATCGTCAAGCGAGAGCGCAAGACGAAGAAGGTCCAGAAGATTCGAATGAACGTCAAGTTCAAGAAGGAACTCATGGACTATGTCAAGGACATGAAGCCGAACGATTATCTGTTCAAGAGTCGCAACGGTAAGAACAAGCACATCACAACACAGATGGGCTATCTGATCGTGAAGACAGCTGCTGAAGATTGCGGTATTGAGAATGTCGGTAGCCACAGCATGCGCAAGACATTCGGCTATCATCACTACCGCAAGCACAAGGACTTAGCACTATTGATGGACCAGTTCAATCATGCGAGCGTGGCAATCACCAAACGATACATCGGTCTGAACCAGGACCGAAAGGACCAAACATTAGCCAACTTCTCTCTTGGTATCTTATGAGTTCGATATATTGAGCGAGTTGTAAATTCATTTTTTGGAATGCTCATAAAGCTGATTCTGATGCAGAGTTCGAGAGATGGGCCAATTATATACAATATACGTTGAGGATAATTCAGAGGGGTGGTCGATGTCATGACGTGGTCAATATCCTAACAGAATTGCCACAGGAGAAGAGATAGAGCATTGGTCGATATGTTATTAGGGTATGAGCCAAGACGTCTCATACGTGAGTTATTTAAGCGACAGGAGATGAAAATATGACATGGGATGAAATGAAACTCAATGGCGGCGAACTGATTTGGATTAGCTTCGTCAACAACGAACGACGAGTCGGTCGATTCATTCGATACACGAACGAAGATAAGACCTCGATGCTGGTCGAACTGGAAGAGAGTTATGGCGGCGGACAGATAGACGTGCAGAAGAACGAAGTCTTCGCCTTGTTTGAAGTATGAAGACCTCAAAGCCATTCTATAAGTCCAAAGCCTGGCTAAGGAAACGAGAGAGGATATTGAGGCGAGATGGTTACATGTGCCAGGAGTCGAGACGGTTCGGCCGGACGAAACCTGCAGAAATGATTCATCACATCTATCCGATCGAAGAGTATCCTGAGCTAGCGCTG